AGGACACCTAAATGGACAACAAAAGAAAGCTAGAACTAGCCAAAGAGTTATCAAAACGTAAGCAACTACAGGCATACAAAGATGATTTTGAACTATTTTCTAAAGAACAAATAAGAATTATTACTAAGAACGCTTCTTCGGGCTTCGTTCCCTTTGAGTTTAACCAAGCACAAACTGTTATCAATGCACAGCTAGAAGAACAATTAGCTGAAACTGGGAAGGTCAGAGCCATCGTACTCAAAGCGCGACAGCAGGGCATCAGCACCTATTGCGCCGCTAGAGTCTTTTGGAAGACGTTCTTCACACCTTACACTCGTTCAGTCGTTATGGCGCATGATAGTGCCACTTCGGACGCTCTTTTCAACATGTCTCGTAATATTATCGACAATATGGAGGAGCCACCAGCGCTAAACAAGAGTAATGCTAAAGAGATTCTATTCGAACACAACAAAAGCGGTTATAGGCTGTACACGGCTGGCGCTAAAGAAGCTGGACGAGGAACTACACCTACAATTGCTCACCTCTCAGAGGTTGGATTCTGGCAGTTTGACGAACAGATACTGGCAGGACTGTTTCAAGGTATATCTCAAGAGGCGGGAACTGAAGTAATCCTTGAAAGTACCGCCAATGGTGCTTCGGGGGAGTTCTATCGCCTGTATCAAGGGGCAATGAGAGGAGAAAATGAGTACATTCCTATTTTTCTACCTTGGTTTATCACAGATGAGTACAGAAGGACAGCACCAGAAGGAATGGAGCTGACAGAAGAAGAATGGAGTCTACTAGAAAAGTACGATTTAGACAACGATCAGTTGTACTGGAGGCGTTTAAAGATAGGAGAGTCGGGGGAGCGTAAGTTTAAGCAAGAATACCCCAGCAGTCCTGAAGAAGCTTTCCTAGTTACTGGTAACTCTGTCTTTGATCAAGAAAAAGTTAATAGTATTGTTGTACAGGCTCCAGATTACATAAGACACTTTGATGAAAAGAGTAATTACTTCGAAGATGCTAGAGAAGGCCACCTAGAAATGTGGATTCCTCCTAGTTTTGACGATAGATTTATAATTGGCGCTGATGTGGCGCTAGGTGTAGGGCAAGATTACAGCACAGCGGTGGTATTAAATGCAGAGAGAGAAGTATGTGCGCTTTTTAGAGATAATTTCACGGATCCAAGTAATTTTGGTGACATTCTTTTTTATCTTGGCAGGTATTTTAACAATGCTCTATTAGCAGTAGAAAGTAACTCCTTGGGGATTGCTACTCTCAATAGATTAAAGCAAATGAATTATATAAACCTGTATTATCAAACTAAAGCGGCTAGTCTTTTAGACGAAGAGGGTGGTAAACCAGGTTTTAGAACTACAGTTGCCACTAAACCTATGATTATAGGAAACCTTAAACGAGCAATCGAAGAAGAAGACATACGGATAAGTAGTGATGTAATAGTGGGTGAGTTAAGGACTTATGTAGCGGCAGATAACGGCTCTACTAACGCTCTCTCAGGAAACTTTGATGACTCCGTTATGGCTTTGGCTATAGCATTTGAGGCTTACAGAACACATCAACACAAACTCACAAGTGATACAGTGTCTTGGAAAGATCGGACAGGGTATATCGAACAGGAGAATACACAATGGCTATAAGAGGTGATGAGAATCATCCAGGACTGAAGAATCTTGTTTCTATCAAAGATAGCGAGATGGCTGATGAGTGGCGTAAGCGAGGACTTGAAGTACGCCGTAAAAATAAAGAGAAGCGAGAACTGGCTAAGCAAACTATTGTTGCCATGAAAGAACTCGGAGATGAAGCACCAGACGCTATGGCGGCATTAAACTTTGTTTTAGTACAAGCCATGGAAGATAATGACACAGATCAAATTATAAAGGTAGCCAGTATACTCGCTGAGTATCAGGCACCGAAGTTAAGCAGACAGGATGTAACTCAAACAACCCTTGATGCTTCAGACTTATCAGATGAAGAGTTACAGTTAGAGCTAGATAAGCTCACTCTTCAGTAAAGGATACTACCGTTGTCCTCACTTAGTCTGGGCCGCTAAGGGTAGGAAAGGCCCACCTTATGAAAAGAAGATTTGATTTCAGTAGAATAAAAAAGAAAAATAGATATGGAAGGGACAAATATAAAAGTCCAGTAGTGGAGGGATACAATGTCAGTAGAAACTTTCCTCAAGTGGAAAATCCTCCCAAGGTTCATGATGCTGGCAAGCACACTAATGTCTTGGCGGTGCGCTGAGTGGTTTATGGATTTGCCAGACCCTACAGGAGCACAGTCAGCTTTTGTTTCAGTTGTCATGGGAGTCATGACAGGCGTATTCGGAATATGGATGGGTCATGAGCATAACGGAGACAAGAAATGACAAAAGTAGAAAAAGAAATTGCTACTAGAATGAATGACAACACAGAAATAACTATTCCTTTAAGGAATTTAGTTTCTATGATTGCAGCTGCAAGCATTGCTACTTGGGCTTATTTCGGTTTAACAGAACGTATTAGTTTTTTAGAACACAACCTAGAACTCACAATGGAAGAAGTTGAAGAGAATGATACTTGGATTGATGAGTTTGAACCACCTAAGTCTGTACAAGATACGGTTAAACGAGTTCATGACTTAGAAATTGAAATAGAAAAATTAAAGCTATTATTAAAGGACAGGGAATGAAAAGCCCGTGTATTAAAGTGTGCAAACTAGACTCTACAAAAACATATTGTATAGGCTGTAATAGAACACTACAACAGATAAAGGAGGCTGGTAATGGCAAGAATTGAAGTTGGGGGAGAGACCTTTAGTGGTTTCAATAAACCTAAAAGAACTCCAAATCACCCTACTAAGTCTCATGCTGTTGCAGTAAAGAATCCAAAGACAGGTAGACCTAAACTAATTAGATTTGGCGCTCAAGGTGCTACAGGTAGTCCTGATGGGACACCTAGAAATAAAGCATGGAAAGCAAGACACCAAAAGAATATTGACAAAGGTCCAATGAGCGCGGCTTATTGGGCTAATAAAGTAAAGTGGTAGATCATAAAACCCAGGAGTGGTAAATGACAAGTGTAGGAAGATATCAGCAGGTCAAACCTGTACAAGCGGTTAAAAAGCCAGTAGAGCGTAAAACTCCACTGTCTCAGCCTGGAAGCAAAGGCTTTAGCCAAAAGGTTATGGAAGGTAGTAAGCCTTTCTATAGTGGTACAGGCGGTAAACTGTAATGAGCAATAGATATAAAGAAAAAGTTGATGATGAGCAGTTAATTAATCTGATCGAGCAGGGTATTTCTAATGCCGCAGGTGATTGGCTAAACAGTAGCGATCTTACTAGAGAACGTTTAAAGGCAACTTATGAATATGCAGGTGTAGCACAAGAACATCTGACTCCACAAGGAGTTAGTACTATTGTTGACACCTCTACTACAGAAGTAGTTGAAGCATATACAGCTGTTCTTTCAGATTTATTTTTATCTAATAATAAGATTGCTAGATTCGTACCTTATGATGACACTCCAGGCGCTTTTAAAGCCGCCAAGGATGCATCTAACATTGTTAACTACTGCTTATTTAAAAAGAATAAAGGATGGGAGCTTCTTCAAACATGGATGAAGTCTGCACTACTGTGGAAAAACGCAGTTATACGTTGGGATTACGTTGAAGACTTTGATTATGTCATAGAAGAATATGAAGAAATTGATGAAGCTAAGCTTGATGAAATTCTTTCAGATGAGAATTTAGAAATCGTCAATGAGCTCACGCTCAATCCATTATCAGAAACAATTTCTTACATTGATGTTCGCTTACGCAAACGCATTGATAAGAGCAGAATTAAAATAGAATGTATTCCACCAGAATCATTTAGGATTTCAAATGAAGCAAAAGATATTGAAGATGCTGTCTTTGTTGGTATCCAGTCAGAAATGTCTCGTTCAGACATTCGGAAGTATTACCCAGAGTGGGGAGAGAACATTACAGAAGATGAATGGTCTCGCCTTGGAACTGATACAGATTGGCTTGGAAGCGGCAAATACAGTGAAGACGTTGCTGCACGAAAAGATATCACAGGTCAAAGATATTGGCAAGGATATGATAGCAACGGCACGTACTATACTGAAGCAAATCAAGAGGTAACTCTTACTGAGTCTTGGATTAGAGTAGACCGTGATGGCGATGGTATAGCAGAATTAAAACATTTTATTACAGTAGACAATCATATCTTATATGAAGAAGATGTAGAGTTTGTACCTCTTGCATCTATCGTACCAATTGATATTCCACATGAATTCTTTGGTTTGTCTATGGCAGATTTTACTCGTAGTAGTACTCTAGCAAGTACAGCTATTCTTCGTGGATTTGTAGAAAACACTTATCTCACTAACTATAGCCCTAAGCTAGCAGATCCTAACGTAGTAGACTTTAGTGCTCTGCAGAATATGAAGCCTAAACAGATTATTCCAGTTAACGGTAATCCGCAAGGCGCTGTAGCACAAATGGCACCTGAAACTATTTCTACAGGTACTGTACCGCTTCTCGAACATCTACAAATGATTAAAGAGCAAGCGACAGGTATGTCTAAGGCCGCGCAAGGACTTAATGATACATTATATGTGTCAGGAAACTCTGAGCAAAAACTTAGCGCTGTACAATCAGCGGCACAAAAACGAATCCAGCATATCGCGCGTAGATTTGCGGAAACTGGTTTCAAGCGGTTGATTGCAGGTGTATACAGAACTATGTATTTAAACATGAAAGGTAAACAATCTTTTGCGTTAGACGGAGTATATGGCTCAGTTAATATGAGTGAATTACCTTCTGCTATGGATGTAGAAATTTATCTTGATATTGGTGAAAACTCTAACTCGACTATGATTAATAAACTTAGTAAAGTAGGACAAGAAATATTACCTGCTTTAAATCAACAAGGCGCTGGAATGGCTATTAGACCAGAAGCACCTGCTGTACTCGCAACTAAGCTTATTGAAGCAATGAATCTTGATAGTAATGACTTTCTTGAAGACTATACTACAGATGAGTTTAAACAAAAGGCTGAAAAAGTTTTACAAGATCAAACAAAATCATCTCAAGCGCAACAACAAATTGAACAGCGCAAAAGAGAAGCTGATACGTCACTTGCAGAAGCAAATGTTAGATTTACAGATGCACAAAGTAAGAATACTATGGACGATAACTCTAAACAACTGGCAGTTGCTATTGATAGACATTATCAAGAATGGGCTGACCTTGCTGTTAAAGCAGTTAAAGAAGGTGCTGAATTACCTGAACATCCTAATTTCGATCAGATACTTATGATGGCTAGACAAGTAATTCAACCTGCACCTCCACAACAACAACAGCCTATGCCACCACAGGCACAGGAAGGAATAATGTAATAATGGATAAGTACCGTAAAACAGCTGAGACGAAGCTAGGTAATACCAAGTCATACGGTAATCATAAAGTACATCCTGAAGAATTAGCGCGAAGGGCTCATGTAAAGGGTCACTTCGCCGCTAAAGAACGCGATGAATTTTTTGATGAAGTATACGGTGAGGTTCTTATAGACTACTTTATTGAGTGGTTAAAAACAGAACCGCATGAAACTAAATCTCGTGAGTTTCTCTACTCTTCTGCTATGGCACTAGGAAGTGTCAAAGAGAAAATGACAAACTTTGAGATGTATGGGAAAAACATCCCGCACCTGATGGAGGACAACGATGGCGAAAAGAATAATTGATTACGAACAGCTAATTAAAAATTATGAAATAATGATTGAAACACTTGAGTATGATTCAATGCGTAGCGGTGGAAAGGCTAAGCTTAATGCGCCAGTGCTTGCTAATATGCATGATCTTAGAGATCGTTATACTGCAAGATTAGCTAAACCTGTAACAAAGACAGCTCCTACTAAAAAGGGAGGTAATTAACAATGAATAATCCTGAAGCAAACACAGACTCTACCCCTATGGATGATTCTAATGCAATGGACAATAGTCAAACTGAAGAGGCTTTGCTGGCTGACATTATACGGAACTCTGATTTCGTTGATACTCTACCCGATGAGCAAGTTCCACAGTTAGACGCGGAAGACTCTGATTATGAAGACCCAAATGAATCAGAGGAAGCCGATAGTAAAGAAGTTGAAGAAGAAGAAGAGATTGAAGAAGAAGAAGCAACGGATGCGGATGATGAGTCTACCCAAGAAGCCGATGTTTATGCTCCTGATGATCTTGACTTAGAATCGCAAGTACTTGTTAAAATTGATGGCGAGGAAGTTGCGGTTTCTTTTAGTGACCTTATTAAAGGTTACTCTACTGAACAACATCTATCTAACAAGGGTCGTGAACTTGGTGATGCAAGAAAAGAAATGGAAGAAGAGTACAGTAGTAAAGTTAATGAAATTAACTCTATGGCTCAAGCTTCAGCTGCAGTTTTGTTTGAATCAGAACAACAGCACTCTAAAGAATACCATGAAATCGAGACAGCTATTCAAAGAGCTCGCGATGAAGGTGACACTTATGAAGTTAACGAATTAAAAGACAAGCGAGAACAATCTCAAAAGAATTATTGGGATGCACGTAATAAGCGTGAGTCAATTGTAAAAACAATTCAAGAACAAACAGAACAACAACAAGAAAAAGCATGGAAAGAACAATTAGAATACTTTAGTGAATCTATCCCTAGCATGATACCTGATTTCAACGAAGAAATTGCGATGTCAATTAGAGAGTTTGCTATTGAGGAAGGAATTGCTCCTGAGATACTTGATACTGTTGCTGATCCTGTAATTATTAAATTTGTTGATGATTATAGACGTTTAAAACAAGGTGTTACTAAAGGCGCGGCTCGGCGTAGAGTTACTAATGTAAAGAAAGCTCCTATTCGTAAAGCAAAAACTAGAAATCAAAAAGAAGTTGATGCTAAGTCACGAATTAGAGAAAAAGCATTTAGTGATAACGCTAGCCAAGAAGATCAAATGGATTTCTTAAGAGGACTTGCAGAACGCTCTTTATCAAAAATTTAATACCTCGGAGGTATAATTTAAAATGGCTAATAATTTAGGCGTACGCGGAACTGGTGGCCCACAGGGACCAGCACGCGGTACAGGCAAAGATGTTTCTCAGCGGGAAGATCTTGCTAACTTTATCACGATGATTACTCGTGATGAAACTCCTTTTACTTCTTCTATCGGAAAAGCAAAGGCAACTGCTATTTATCACGAATGGCAAACAGACCAGCTAGAAGCTCCAGGCAACTCACGTGTTGGCGAAGGCACAGACTACATTGCACCAACAGCAGATGGTTCAGGTGGTACAGGCGCAACTCCAGCAACTGGTGCTAAGTTTGCTGTATCTGGTCCTAACCGTACACGTTTGGGTAACTATACTCAGATCAACGGTAAAACAATTGCAGTATCAGGAACACGTCGTGCAGTCGATCAGGCTGGCGTAGCAGATGAGTATGCTTATCAGCTAAAGAAGCGTGGTACAGAACTACGTCGTGACGTTGAGTTTGATATGATTCACTCAATGAATACATCAGGCGCTGTTGGCGTACAGAATGCAAATGCACGTGCTGCTGGTGGATACCAGTCATTTATCAACTCAGCAACAACTGTTGACTATGTTGGTGAATTCCAAGCTCCTTCTGCTGCAACAACAGGTGCAGGTACAGACGCAGACGGTACAGCTGTTGCACGTTCAACTATTGCTGGTTCAACTACTGCACCAGATCGTGATCCACTTGCATTGACTAACATTGATGCAGTTATGCAAAAGATCTATGAGCAAGGTGGTAAGGCAACAAAGATTATGCTTTCACCAAAGCTACGCCGTGATTTCTCTGACCTCATGGTCGGTGCTACTGGTGTGCAGCGGAACATTGATGAGTCAGGTAAGCTTCGTCAGTCAGTAGATATCTACATGTCAGACTTTGGTGATCTCATGGTAGTTCCTAACTACATCATGGGCTTGACAAACAACTTTGCATTTACAGGTAACAACAACGTTGCTCACAGTGGTGCAGGTGTTACTAACCTTGCTAACTTCTCTGCATTGGTATATGATCCAATGTGGTTCGCAACAGCCTATCTGCGTCCTCTCGCAGAGGTTGATGTAGGTCAGCAGGGTGACTCAACCAAAGGTATGATGGTTGAAGAATGTACTCTTGAAGTACGTAACCCACTTGGTTGTGGTGCTATCTACGGCCTCGAATAGGTTTAATGAGGGGAAGCTTTCGGGCTTCCCCTTTTTTATTATAGGAGAGTAGATATGAGTTACACAGTAAAAAAAGGTGATACACTAAGTGATTTAGCTAAAAAAAATAATACAACAACTAAAAAAATATTAGCCGCTAATCCAAGTATTAAAAATCCAAATAGTATTAAAGCTGGTCAATTGATTAAAATTCCACTTGAAGCAGGTAAATCACCGTATACAGTAAAAAACGGTAAACATGTATTAAAAGACATGTATGCTCCTAAAGTAGAACATAATTATATGGGTTCTAAAATTAAAAATTCAAAGTATTACGCTAAAGGCGGTACTGTGTTCACGGGGAGATAAGCATGCTATCAGAAGATGAATTAGAACGAAGAAGATATTTAGGTATTGATCCTAAAGCCGCACGAAAAAGGCTTGCTGATAAAGGAACTGAAAGTGGCGGTTCATTAGCAGGTCCGTTAGAAATGCTAGAAATAAAATTAGATAAACCGTTAAAAGAACAAGATGCACGTACTAAAACAGGTAACCTTGATCTTTATGATGGTAGAATATTACTTGAAGATATGGAAGAAAAAGGACCACTAAGCGCTGGCTTAATGAAACGTGGCGGCAGTTATAACAGTGCGGCTACTTACAACGCTAAAGATGGCTTTCCAATAAAGCAAGCAAAAGTAAAACCAACTCCAATGGATACTGATGAATTTGGACCGTCAAATACTGCAATGAATGCAGGTGAGTTTGCAGGTCCATTAGCATCCTCAAGAGCACAAGGCATGCAATCAGGTGTTGAATATCCAACAGACAAACCATTACCAAGAAGTCTTGCTGGGCAAGCGTCTGAAGACCCTAATCGACCTAAGTTCGATAGCTTTAGCGATATGTTTAGTAACATGTTTAGTAAAAAATAGGAGACAGTTATGGAAATTAAATCAGGTGATACGCTATCAAAAATTGCTAAGAAAAATGGAATGACGCTTAAAGCTTTGTTATCGGCTAACCCAAGTATTAAAAATGCTAATCAGATTCGTGTAGGCCAAAACATTGTTATTCCACCTAAGAGTAAATTAGGTGCAGGTGAAGTATCAAAAAATCCATATGAAGGATTTACACGTACTCAAATGAATATGCTTAATCATAAAAATAAAAACGAAGGCGCTCAAGAAGGCGCTACTACAGAAGCTAAAAGGCAACGCGGTCGCACTACACCTAACGCCGCTAAAACAGCTGAAACAATGAAAGCTCCTCATTTGCAAACATTGTCACCAAAAGCACAAGCTTTATTAGATAAAATTAAAAAGAAAAATAAAAACAAATAATTTATAGGAGTACAGTAAATGCTAGTTATTAAACTCGCTAACGGGAATACTTACCCCGCAGAAACATGTGTATGGCGTACTACGTCAGTAAGCACAGGTGGTTATAAAATTACTCACTTTACACCCAATAGTGCGACAGTAGCAGTCGGTGCCGCACCCGCAGTAGTTGGTACTACAGGCGCAAGGCTTGGGTATATCGGAAAGTCAGGACGCTTTGTATCTTATACAGAAGCACCTTAATTAAGTAAGAGGACACAATGGCAACAAATAATGAATTTAAATTCCACAGTGGTACTGTAGGAAAAGATAAAAGTATTCATGCAGGATTTGATTTAGAAACTCAAGAATGGGAAGCTAAGCAAGACATCACAGAATATATTAATCATGCTAAACTTGAAAGAGATAAGCAAGATTACTTTGGTAAACGTACAGATGGTTATCGTAAGATGGCTACTATACCTGATATTGTAGCAATAAAAATACTACAAGATCATAAACTAGATCTACATGACTCAGAGTTTATGAGTAACCCTAGTAATTTAAAACGATTAAAAAAGATTCTTATGTCTGAATATTCTGATTTGCTAGTTAATACTTAATTAGGAGCACAAGATGGCATTGACTTATTCAGGACTTGTATCAAAAGTCCGAGATTGGGCTAATCGAGATGAAGAAGTCGTTAGCGACGCGGTCATTCAAGATTGCCTAAAGTATGCCGCTGATAAAGCGTATAGAACGCTTCGTGTACCTCCGTTAGAAAATGTAGCTGTTTATGACAGCACGTTACTTACAGCGGCTACTACAGCGGCAAATAATATAACTCTAAGTATTACAGAGTTACAACTACCATATGACCTTATTGAGTTTATTCAAATAAAAGAATTAGATTCAAACGGTCTTACTACTCGTGTATTTAACGAAAAAGTAGACATCAGAACATTTAATGATGTTCTTGCAGAAAAATACACAGGATACAATTATTGGGCTAGACAACAAAACGTTATACTTCTTTCTCCTGGCTTTGGCCAAGGCGGAATTGGAGATGCTAGTAAAATAGAATTATATTATTATCGGCGTTTACCTGCTCTTAATGCAGTATATTCAGTAACAGTACTTAACTATAACGCTGGATTTTTAACTACAACAGGCGCGGGATCAGGAGTTACTAACTCTAAACAATTGTTCTTTAATAGTAACACAGGGACAACAGCATACGCAACTCAAGCAGAAGCACAAGCGGCAAGCACAGGTGGAACTGTGACTAATGCTTATTATATTGGCATAGCAACCCCTAATTGGTTGCGTGATGAAAATGAAAGAGTATTACTTATGGGTGCATTGGCTGAGCTATTTGCTTATGTACAAGAAGACGATCAAGCACAAAAATATTTACAATTATTTAAATCAGAAATTGCAGAGCTTAACGATGAAGATGCTAAACGTAATGCTTCAGGCGGTAACCTACAAGTAAACTTTAACGGGCGAGGGTTAATATAATGACTACACCAGCAAGACCTGGACAGTTTACAGGTGCAACAGATAATGCCGCTAGTGGTGGCTTATTTACAGATACGCTAGTTGATGGTATTCCTGATATTATTGGAGCAGACGTAGCTTCGGCACAAGCGTCTGCCACAGCGGCGGCAACAAGTGAAGCTAATGCGGCTACTTCTGCTACAAATGCGGCAAATAGTGCGGCGTCTGTAGGAACAGATGCAACAGCGGCGGCGGCTAGTGCTGCAGCAGCAGCCATTTCAGAGACTAACGCAGGTAATTCAGCAACAACAGCATCGACAGGCGCTACGACAGCTACAACAAAAGCAAGTGAGGCATCTACAAGTGCTACTAATGCGGCCACTTCAGAAACAGCGGCGGCAGGTAGTGCTACATCAGCTTCTAGTTCTGCTACAAGCGCAACTACTTCGTCTAATACTGCACTTTCAGGTGCTACTGCGGCTGGTAACTCTGCTACAGCGGCGGCTACATCAGCTACAAACGCCGCTACCTCAGAAACTAATGCAAGTACTTCGGCTACTAATGCGGCAACATCTGAGACTAATGCGGGTAACAGTGCTACAGCGGCTTCTAACTCAGCTTCTACAGCTACTACTCAAGCTAGCAATGCGGCAACAAGCGCATCGACAGCAAGCACACAAGCTACAAACGCTAGTAATTCAGCTACAGCATCCGCATCAAGTGCAACAGACGCACAAGGATCTGAAGATGAAGCAGAGGCATGGGCGCAAAAAACAGATGGTGAAGCAGTAACAGGTGAAGGCTACTCAGCTAAAGCTTGGGCTACTGGTGGTACTGGTGTGTCACAAGCATCAGGTGCAGGACATGCTAAAGACTGGGCAACTGAAACCACAACTACAGCAGATAATACAGAATATTCTTCTAAAGAATATGCTATTGGTGTTCAAGCAGGTAACACATCTGGCTCATCAAAACAGTGGGCCTTAGGTGGCGGTAACTTTGTTATGGCTACTCCTGTTACAGGATCTGGAGGAACTGCTAAATACTCAGCGGCTTATTGGGCAGACCAAGCGGCAAGTAGCGTAGCTAACTTTGATGAAAAGTATTATGGCAATTATGCTACAGATGCTTTAGCAGAGAATGCACACGAAGCAGCTGGCAAGACAGTAACCGTAGGTGACTTGTATTACAACACAACAGACAACGCTGTTAAGTATTGTTCAGTAGCACCATCCGGTACAGGAGCACCAGTAGGTACATGGTTACCTATTCAAGCAACTGATACTAGTAGCTTTGCAACAAAAGGTTTTTCAATCGCAATGTCAATTGCATTATAGGAGAAAGATATGGCACAGAACTTTAGACGCTATATAGAAAGAGCCATCGGAACTTCGGCAACTGACATTCCAGATGGAGCTAATTTTGATTCGTATGATACTATCGTAGGGATTAACCTTGCCAATATTGTGGCACAACAAATAATAATTTCGGTTTACATTTCAAACGGCGGTAATAACTATTACATTATTAAAGACGCGCCTATTCCAGCTGGAAGTTCACTTCAACTTCTTGATGGTGGTGCTAAGTTTGTAGTACAATCAGGTGATAGACTTAATATTGTATCGGACACAGCTAGCTCAGTTGATGTAATCGTATCCGCTGTTGATGACATTAGTACTTAGGGAGGTTTATTATGGGTTACATTGGTAATCAAGCAAGTTCAAACTTTTCTTCTTTAGCTAAACAAGTTATTACAGGCAATGGCGGTACAAGTTATACGCTTACTACATCAGTAGCTAACGCTAACGAATTAGAAATATTTGTAAACAACGTAAGACAAGAGCCTGGAGTAGCGTATACTACAAACGGAGCTGCACTTTCTATGACAGGTAATGTAGCAAACACAGATGACTTTTATGTAGTGTATCAGGGTAAAGCTGTGCAAACTATTACACCACCTGCAGGAAGTATTACTAATGCTATGTTTGCTCCTGGAACTATTCTTGGTGGTGGTTCATACTTAGATGACAGCGGTGGCGGTCTTGCAGATATTATTAGAGTACATGAAAAACAATTAGACACTAACGTTACAATAGCCGCAAACACTAATGGTATGTGCGCTGGTCCATTAACCCTAGCTTCAGGAGTCGTCATCACCGTTAGTGCTGGTGCGACATTGGTGGTAGCATGAGTACGGTACATTGTAATACAGTACAGACTAGCTCTGGCGGTGCGGTCACGCTGACTAAACAGATTGCGGCGAAGTCTTGGGCATCTTTCAACCAAACTAGCACGGGTCATCCTGTGTATGATTCATTCAATGTTTCGGGAACTTCAGACATAGGTGCTGGCGCAACAAAAGTTTCGTTTTCTAACGCTATGAGCAACGCAAACTATAGCACATCTGGTGGTGGACAAACTGACGGTTTTGATGCCACTACTTTTGGATTGGTTGGAAAACGTACTACAAACGGTGAGCAAATGAAAACGACAGATTTTACCACAAATAATAGAAATCAAGCTGGGTCGGATTACGATACTGAGTACGTTGGTTCTGTAGTACATGGAGATTTAGCATGAGTGAAATCTTAGTAAACAAACTCACTGGCACAAGCACCGCTGGGTCTATCCTCGTTACAGGCGAAGGTAACTCGACTACAACTAACCTGCAAGAAGGTTTAGCAAAAATTAGAGTTAGCTATAATCAAAGTTCTGGTGGCACTCAAGGAATTTATGGAAGTTTGAACATTACTAGTTATGCAGATGCAGGGACTGGATTAGCGCTTATAACTTTTACAAACAATTTTGCTAATACTGGTTACTCTCCTGTAGGTTCTGGTCACCAGAACGTAGGAACTGGTGCAACTGTAGATATGTTTGTGTATTTTGCCGCAGCCAACGGAACTTATACGACTTCAGCATTTAATGTAACTACATACAGAAATGGAGTCGGACCTGTTGACAATGAAGTTGGAATTATTGGTCACGGAGATTTAGCATAATGGCAAATGGAAAAATCAAAGCAGATACCCTAGAACACAGCACCGCTGGCTCACTTGATACAAGTTACGTTGTCAATGGTAGTGCGAAGGCTTGGGTGAACATGAACGGCTCTGGCACTCCTGCGGCTAGGGATAGCTTAAATTTAAGTAGTATCACAGACCACGCTTCAGGCGAATATTCTATAAATATGTCGTCTGCTTTTGCAAACATAAATTACAGCAACACAGCATCTCAATCATCAAATACCAGTGCGTCAAATAGAGCGTATACTTTTATTGGTATGCATCAGAGTGGGGGTAGTGGCACAGCAATTGTAGCACCAACAACAACTGTTTACAGATTTTTAGTTTCTGGAGGCTCAACAATAGGCACAAATTATGATGCTGTTTATATTGATGTACATACTATGGGAGACCTAGCATGATAACCACACCTGAGTTTCAGGGCACTCACCTATGGGACAGACTATGTTGGGCAAAGGAAAACCTAGAAGGCCATCAGTCTGACTACCGTGTGGTTTATGAGGACAGTGTAGACGAGTGCGCTAAGATACTTGTACCTGACCCGAACTGGATGGCGTGTGCGCTACAGGGCGGTATCTTACCACCAGTAGAAGTATACCACGAACTAGCAAAGGACGAGGCACAG